TTGTGATCTGCAGCGGCAGGCAGAATCGGGATGATGTTGGCGTGGTTGTAGATAAAAAAGTATTTGAAAGAATGAAGAAAAATAATCCTAGAAGATATCAAGTTGCAGGATTAGGTAACTGGGGTATAGTTGATGGATTAGTATATGAAAATTGGAAAGAAGAAAAATTTGAATTAAATACAATAAGAAACTTAGATAGTGCTTTTGGGTTAGACTTTGGTTATACAAACGACCCGACAGCACTATTTTGTGGTGCAATAGATTTAAAAAACAAAAAGATTTATGTATATGATGAAATATATCAAAAAGGAATGAGTAACAAAGCGATATATAACCAAATAAATCAAATGGGCTATTCAAAAGAAAAGATAACGGCAGATAGTGCAGAACCAAAGTCAATAGATGAATTAAGAGGATTAGGATTAAGACATATTACAGGTGCATTAAAAGGAAAAGACAGTATAAACAATGGTATTCAATTTATACAAGACTTTGAAATAATAATACATCCTAGATGTGTAAATTTTATAACAGAAATAAGTAATTATACTTGGGACGAGGACAAGTTTGGAAACAAAATAAATAGACCAATAGATGATTTTAATCATTTGATGGATGCAATGAGATATGCAGTAGAAAAATATATAAATCAAAAGAAATTACAATTTGGTTATATAAAACCAATATAGGAGGAAAAACAATGATACAATGGAATCCAGAAACATTAGAAAATGAAAATAGTGTAGCACAAATATTAATGTTAGCAGATAAAGAATGGAATGCAAGAAAACAACTATATGAAAGAATAAGAAGAAAGACAGACAATTCTGAACTAGTAAGTATAAATGATGAAAAAATAAAAGTTGCATTTGAAAATTATATTAATTCAATGGTAACAGGGTATTTCGCAGGAAAAGCACCTGTATATGACGTTGAAAAGATATCAGACCCAACAAAATTAAATATAATAAAAAAACTACTTAATAAAGTATTTAATATAGATGCAAATAAAGATGAAGAACTAAAAGTATTAATAGATTATATAAGTAAATATAATGATGATGCAACAGAATTTTTTGATTTAGCATTTGATTATTTTGGAATGAGAGGATGCTATGAAGTATTATACGAGAATGAAGATAATGAAATAGTATATACAAAACAAAGTGCATTAAATACAATAGGAATATTTGATTATTCAACACCAGTAAAACAAATAGGGCAACTAAGAAAATGGACTGAAAGAGATAAAAATGGTGCAGACATAACAATAGTAGAATTAACAACAATAAATGGTAAAAGATATTATTCGCCAACACCAAATGATTATGCAAAATTACAAGAAGATAAACAAAAATTCAAAAAAAGTAAATGGAGTATGCTTCCTTGTATAGCAATAGAAAATGAAATGGGACTATCAAGCTTTGAATTGGTAGTCTCTTTAATTTGTGCTTATGAAAGAGTAATACAAAATAGTAGAAATACATTCCAATATAATGATGATGCAAAATTAAAAATAACAGGTTATGAACCAGATATACCATTGCTTATAGAAAAGAAAGATAAACAACGGAGAAGTAGAAAAAGACGAAAATGGAAATCCAGTTATGATTGAGAACCCAGAAAGAAAACAAAACGATGAAACAATGCTTAAAATGAAAGTATTTTATACACCCGATAAATCAGGCGATATAGCATGGGTAGAAAAAACAGTACAAGATACAGCACTAGAAAATCATAAGAAAACATTAATAGACTTAATAGCAATGATAAGTGGAGTACCTAATATAACAGATTTAGGATTTACAAATGCAGACAATGCAAGTGCATTAGATAGAAAATTCTTTGCATTAGAACAAATGATAACAGATGCAGACAAACATTTTAAACAAGCAATATTGAGAAGATGGGAAACAATAATAGATAGAATAAATAAAAGAAAACATAAATCTTATGACTTTAGAAGTATAAAAATAGATTTACAAAGAAATCTACCAACCGACAAAGATACTGAAACGGCAAGAGCATTAAAATTAAGAGGACTATTAAGTGATGCATCAGTTATTGATATGTTACCAGACGACCTAGATAGTAATTCAGAACTAGAAAAAATAGATAAACAAAATGAAGAGAAAATGCAAAACGATTTAGAAAATATAGTTAAAATTGGACAAAATAATAATGGAAAAGTGGGTGATACAAGTGGAAATATGGGAGTATCACAATCATCAAATGAAAAAACTAAAAAAGATATACCAAACAATAAGCAAACAGACACAAAATAGGCTACAAGAACTATTAGATACATTTAACTTTACAACAGAAAACATATATAATATAGCTGATAATAAAACTAAGAAAAGAATAAATACATATATAGAACAATGGAAAGAACAAGGATTACTAAAAAACAATAATTATTTTAGTGTATTAGCAAACAATATTTATAGAAGAACAAGAGTAAAAAATAGTGAAATATTAGAATTATTAATTTATAGTGCATATATAGAAGAACAAAGAAAACTAGATGAATATGAAAATCTAATAATGTATGAAGATGCAAATTATTATTATGAAGAACGGACAGAAAGAAGTAAATAAAAAGAAAAAGCCATCAATATTAACGATGGCTTTATTTCTTGCATTATTAGACCAACCAAATTACAGTGGATTTAATTGGAAACAATACATTGAAGCAACAATGCAGTATAATGCACAACAAATATATAAACAATTAATTTTAAATATACAACAACAAAAAAACTTAGAAATTGATTCTAATGAGTTTCAAATAATAATAAATAGGCAAAATAATCAAAAACTTAATATAAATAATGATAAGATATCAGGTGCAGTAGATTTACAAATGATTGGATTAAATAATCTAGCAAAAGCAGAAGGAATAAAAGAAGTAACAGAAGATAACTCAAAAGTTAGATTTATTGCAGTAGAAGATGATAAAACAACTTTAATGTGTGATAGTTTAAATAATCAAGAGTTTTATATTAACAAAGAAAATGTATTTGATAGATATTATGGTGAGACACAAAAAGAATTAACAGTACAAAGAATTAGATGCAATGGATTAGTACTAGGCTTAAATCTCCCACCAATACAACATCACTTTCACTATTGCAGAAGTACAATTGTGTATAATTCTAATAATGAGCATATTGAGTTAGAAACAGAAAAACAATTTAATATATTTGATACAAAATTTGAAAAATATATAAAAGAAAAATACAATATTAAAAAAATAAATACAAGGCATATAGATAAAGAAGTTTTAAAAGAATTATTAAACAATATGAGTAGAGTATATAATGATTTTCCAAATATAAGAGGAAAGATTAAAGAAATAAAAGAAATAGACCATCCAAATGGTGGACTAGCAGTAGAATTACAAAAAGATGGAACATATGTAATGTATATAAATAAAAATAAATTTTATAATGGTAAAGTTCCAAAACAATTATATGAAATGGATGTTAAGAAGCATTTTCATCCTAATAACACAACTTATAAAGAAATGTCAATACATGAAACAGGACATATAGCAGTAACAGAAATAATAAAAAAATTAAATCATAACAATAATAATGCAATAGTTTTTGATAGCGAAAATAATATAACAGTAAATAAAATATTAAATAAAGCCTTGAATAAAATAGGTGTAAATGATATAAAAGAAAAAGATTTACTAATAAGAAATATTTCAGGATATGCATATAAAGAAAGAGGACAAGAAATTATTGCAGAAGCATTTGCAGATTATTATGCTAATAAACAAAATGCTTCATTACTGAGCAAAAACATAATAGAAGTTATGAAAGGAATGATTTAATATGATGCCTATGGAACACCCTTGGACAGATTGGCAAATAGATACATTAGGAGAAGAAAAACCTTGGAAATGGAAAGAAAATACACCAAAAGAAATAATAAAGCAATATGAAAAATGGAAAAAATATCATAATAAAATGATAAAAGGTAAATTTTAGCACTTACTAGCAAGTAGGTGCTTTTATTATGGAGGGATAGTAAATGTCAGATAAAGAAATAATTGATAAGATGTCATTAGAAGAGAGAAACACAATTGAATCACAAATAAAGATTTCAAAGAACGATTTATTCGGCTCATTGTTTAATAATATGATTTAAATAAAATTAAAGGAGGATAAAATATGTATATAAATCCATTTTGGTGTGGAGTAATAGCCACAATATTAACAGAATTAACAGGAATAATAGGATATGCAATATATCTTAATATTAAAGAAAAAAATAAATAAGTTATTAACATTTTATAATTATAAATTTTAGACGTAGACGTACGTCTATTTTTTATGCCTTTTTACTGCTTGCAGGCATTAAAGAACAACAGAATTTTTAATGTAACAATTTGGGCAAAAGAACAAATTGGGATAGGAGAAAATATATGGAAGGCGAAAACCAAAACGCAAATAACACAAATATTGATGTAAACGGGGCAAATAATGCAACGGATAATAATCAAAATAATCAAACACAGACTTTTGATGATGTTTTATCTAACAAAGAATATCAAGCGGAATTTGATAGAAGAGTTCAAAAAGCAATACAAACACACGAAACAAAATTAAAAGAGCAATGGAAATTAGAACAAGACACACAAAAGTCAGAAGCAGAAAAATTAGCTCAAATGAACGAAACTCAAAAACTTCAATATCAATTGAAGAAACAAGAGGAAGCAAACAAAGAAATTCAAAGAAAGTTAAATGCAAGAGACTTAAAAGATGAAGCACTAAAAATAGCAACAACACAAGACACAGCATTTGACCCAGAATTTTTAAATCTTTTTGATTATGAAAATATGACAGCAGAGCAATTACAAGACAAAACAAAACTTATAAAAGCAATTCAAGACAGAATTGTAGAAAAAGCAGTAAATGAGTGGTCAAAAGAAAAACCACCATATAATCCAGACCCATCTGGTAATAAGTCAAGTGCTGATGAAGCAATAAGAAAGGCAATGGGATTAATTAAATAGGAGGATTAAAAAATGAATAATATTGAAATATCAACAATATACTTACCAAAATTAGATGAAGTATATAAAAACGAAGCAAAAACATCTATATTAGATGGAGATGAAACAACAGTACAAAAAGGATTAAATGGAGAAATTAAAGTAGCTAAACTAGATATGGATGGTTTAGGAGACTTTTCAAGAAATGATGGATACACAAAAGGTTCAACAACATTCAAATGGGAAACAGTAAAATATGACAAAGAAAGAAGTCAAGACTTAAGAATTGATAGATTAGACAATCAAGAAGCATTAGGATTACCTTTTGCAAAATTATCTGGAGAATTTGTAAGAACAAAAGTTGTTCCAGAAACTGATGCAGCAAGAATAGCAAAAATAGCAGGAGTAGATGGGATTTCAACAAAAAAAGAAACAATTTCAGATGGTGCAGGAGTTGTAAGTGCATTAAGAGCATGTACAAATAAAATGGATGAAGATGAAGTTTCAACAGAAAATAGAATTTTATTTATAACACCAACATTAAAAGGAATGATTGATGACTTAGATACAACTAAATCTAAAAAAGTATTAGAAAGATTTTCAACAATAATTGAAGTTCCACAAACGAGAATGTATACAGCAATAACATTAAATAGTGGAAAAGAAAATTATGGATACCAAAAAGCAAAAGACACATACATTAAGTCAAAAGATACAGCTGTAGTATCAGGAAAGACATATTACACAGAAAGTTCTGGAACATATTCAAAAGTAAATTCTCCAGCAGGAAATCCATCAACATCAGATTATTATGAATTAGTAGAAGGAGGAAAAGATATTAACTTCTTATGCATTGAGAAATCTGCAGCAGTAACAGCTATGGACCAATACATAAAATACTTTACACCAGATGAAGATCAAAGTGGAGATGACAATGTATTTAAATACAGAAACAATAACTTATATGGACATGTATATGAGAATAAACTAGCTGGTGTATATTGTTCATATGAAGGTTAGGAGGTTTAAAATGGCAACATTTATAGGATTGAAGATAAATAAAATAGAAAAAGAAACTAAAAAAGAGCTAACAGTTGAAGAAATAAAAGCAATTCTAACTGAAAAAGAAATTGCTTTTGATGGAATAACTAAAAAGAAAGATTTACTAGCTCTTTTACCACAAGAATAAACAATGGAGGCAATAGAATGTTAGAGCAAATTAAGAAAAACCTAGGAGCAAACTATAAAGAAAATACAGATGGTGTATTACAGGATATAATAGATGATATAACATCTATTGCCTGTGATAATTCTAATAGAAAAAAAGGTGACACAAAACTATTTCCATACATAAAAAAAGCAGTAAGAAGTGAATATCTTGCAAGAGGAGCAGAGGGTTTACTTTCAAGAAACGAGGGTAGTATATCAAGTTCATACAAAGATATTGTAGAAGAATTAAGAAATAATATTATAAAGTCTGGATTAAGGAGGATTAGATAGTGCTATTACGAGATTTAACAAAAGTATATATATCCCAATATGAAGAAATAGAAGATCACGGAGAATCAGATAAAGTATGGAAATATAAAGGACAGGCTTGGCTAAATATGCAACAAGATGTCAACGAGTTAGATAGAAAGTCTACTGGTGAAGTGGATTATAGTACATATAAAGGTCGTACGACTAGAGATTATGATATACAAAAAGGCAATGGAATATCATTTGAAGATGTCTCAAAATTAAAGGAGTTTATTCCAGAATATAAGGTGTTAGATAAAAACCAAATAGGAAACACTTATGTATATAGAATGGAGAAAATACAATGATAAGTTTTAATTGTAATTTTAAAGTGAAACATAATTTCAAAAATATAAATGCTATAATGCAAAAATTACCACAAACTGCAAAAATAATAACAGAAGATGTATTAAAAAACATTAGAGGTTATGCTATAAGGCTGGAAAAAGGTCATAAAGAAGATGGAATATTGGTTGAAATGGTTGATATGTCTACAAAAGAAGTTAAAGGAAGGGTTTATGCAGACCCTTCCAAATTTATGACTGAAAATGGGCAATCTTATTTATGGTTTGAGTATTTTGGCACAGGACAATTTGCAGAACAAGAACACATAGGAAAAACAAAACATTTTATTGAGTCAGGATATACAGAATGGTATATCCCTGTAAATAAAGTGGGGAGGTCGTTGAGTTATCCAATAGTAACTATTAATAAACAACAATTTTATGTAGCAGTAGGTTCAAAAGCTAATCATTTTATAGGGGATGCAGAGTTTGAAAGCAGAAATGAAAATACAGAAATAGCAAAGAAAAGATTAGATGAAATGTTAAAGGAGTGTTGTAAATAATGAAAGATTTAAGTGTATTAGAGTTTAGTGATTTAACATATGAAAAACTAGAGTCATTAAAATATAAACAAATATTAACAAATCCAACGACAACAAGTAAATTTCCTTGCTTGGAATTACATACACCTTTAAAATCCGTAAATAAAACAGAAAATGCATTTCCAATATTTTCTACATTTCAAATATCAGTAACTTGTTGGAATGAAAAACAACGCCAAGCAATGAAAATGATAGATGAAGTTGATAAAAAACTTCAAGAACTTAATTTTACAAGGACGAATACCAGTCCTGCAGTATATGATCCTATATTGCAAAAATACGGTATAGCAATAACATTTGAGGTTTGTTATAATTCAATAACAACCTCTTTTAATTTAAGATAATAAGGAGGAATTAGAGATGGAAGGAGAAACACCAAAAAAAGCAACGACACCACAAGTTGCTATGAAAGCTGAGGTATCATATGCAAAAACTTTAACAGGAGAAAAAACAAAAATGGGTTATGTTCAAAAAATTGGACAATTAAAAACTCTAAAAGAGGGACAAACATATAGTGCTTTAGATTTAGAAGAAGAAAGAATGGCTAAAGGAAAAAGAAAAGCGGAAACAGTTGATATAGAAATGATGTTCATACAAGAGACACATAAAGCTATTCAAGCTATAGCAGATGCAGATACATCAATATACTTATTCGTAAAATATCCAGAATCAACAGCATCAGTTGCTACTAAGCCATTGGTTCAAACTGTTAAATGTACTGTAGATATTGCAGGACAAGAGATAAACGATGGAGATTTCATAAAAGATACTATGAGGGTTTACAAAGAAACAAAAACAGTTGAAACAGATGGATATCCAGTTGAAGGAGATTCAACAAAATTTTAATTTAGGAGAAGGCACAAGCCTTCTCTCTTTTGCAAAGGAGAGAAAAAGATGATTATAGAAACGAAAAATAAAACAATTAATTTAGTACTAAAAACAAGAAAGATAGTAGACATAGCTAATCTACTAAAAAATAAAAATTTTGAAGAAGTCTTTATAAAAGCATATTCTATATTAGATATAGAAGCATTGTCAAAAATAATATTTAAATTAGCAGAAAACGAAAACGGTGAAAGTGCATTTACATCATCAAGTGAAGTGTATGAATTTATGGATGATTGTAGAGCAGAAGGAATAACTATAAGTGAATTATATGCAAAGATAGCAGAGGCGTTGAATAATGAGGGTTTTTTCAAAAAGAAAATGAACAAGAAAGAACTAAAAGAAATAACATTAAATCCATTATTAACAATGAATACAGACAAATTATTGGAAAAAGCAGTAGAGAATGCAGCCAACAGAGTAGTGGAAAAAGAAATAATGGCTCAAATTTAAAAGGATTAAATGATATTATTGAAAATATAAGAAAAGCTAACAATTTAATAGAATTAATATATTCTATAGAACCATTGGCATATTATTTTGATATGAAACCACATGAATTTTGGAATAGTAGATATTCAGAAATAAATATATACTGCCAAACTCATCTTTTAAAAATAATTGATAACTTAAAAAGCGAAATTAATCTACAAGAATCGGTAACTAATAAACTTATAAGAGCAGATAGTATGAGCAAAGACCCTAAAATTATTCTAATTAGAGATGATTATAAAGAATTATTTAAAATAGAAGAGAAAGAACAAACATTAGAAGAGCAAAGAATGTTATTTAAGGGATAAATGATAAAAAATATATATTTTCGACAAAATTCGACATGCTTTTTCAACTTAAAATGATATACTCTTTTTATAATTAATAAAAGGAGGAAATTTATTATGGAAGAGAGGAAAAAGAGTGGATTTGGAACTGCTGGTTTAGTATTAGGAATTATAGGAGTGTGTACTTCATTTATTCCAATAGTAAATAATGTATCATTTGTTTTAGGGTTAATAGGAGGAATTTTAGCAATAGTATCATTAATTAAAAAAGCCAGCAAAGGACAAGCTATTGCAGGTGTTATTTTGTGCGTACTAGCAATGGTAATTACAATTAATTCTCAAAAAGCTTTATCAGATAGCTTAAATGAAGTTAGTGCTAATTTAGATAAGGCAACAGGAAGTAGTACAGAAGAAGTTCTAGCTAATGATGTAGATGCACAACTAGGAAATTTTGAAGTGACTAATGGAAGTTATGGAACAAAGGATACAAAGTTGACAGTTAAAGTAACAAACAAAACTTCAGAAACAAAATCTTTTAACTTACATATAGAAGCAGTAGATGAATCAGGAGCAAGAATCAATGAAGATTATGTTTATGCAAATGACTTAGCAGCAGGACAAAGTCAAAGTTTTGATATATTTACATATGTATCATCAGACAAATTAAATGCAATGCAAAATGCAACTTTTAAAATTGTAGAAGCATCAATGTTCTAAAGGAGGAAAAAAGAATGAAATGTCCCTATTGTGGAAGTGAGAATGTTCAAGTTCAACTTGTTGAAGAAGGTCAACAAACAAATAAAAAGGGTATTGGATTTGGTGGACATGTAAATAATAGTGCAAGAGGATTTACTGCTTTGTGTACACTAGGTATATCTAATTTGTTTTGGAAAAAATCTAAAGGCACAAATAAAACTAAAACAATAAATTCTACTGTAGCAGTTTGCCAAAACTGTGGTAATACATGGACAATAAAGAAAGGAAAAATGGGATTTGCTCCTACAAGTATATTTAAATAAAAATACAACAAAAAATAAAAAAGCACTTACTTAGGTAGGTGTTTTTTTATTTCGTTAAATTAAGGAGAAAGGGGGAATGACTTATCACGGTAGAAGAGATAGAAATCATAGTAACTGCAAAAGTAGAAGAAGCATTAAAAGAGTTTCAAAAAATAGTACCAACCATAAAAAAGCAGATGGATCAAACACAAAATGCTTTTTCAAAAATAAATACAAAAGAGATGAAAAATAAAGTACAGCAGGCAGTTTTCTTTATCAAGAAAAAACTACAAGAGATTAGAAAAAGCTCAGCAAATAATGAACTTGCAATAAAAGTTAACAATAAAGATGCACAAAAACAAATATCTCAGATACAAAAGCAAATTGATAGTTTACAAGAAAAAATAAATGCCCGAAAAATAAAATTAGATATAATAACACCTAAGTTAGATAAAATAGCTAATGAACCAATGAATAAAGTAAATCCTGAAAGGCTAGAAAACAATAAACAATATATTAATTTAAGCGATAAAGAAGAAGTATTAGTAAAAGAAATACAATATTATAATAAGCAACTTAGCGAAGCAAAGAGCAAAATGTCACAATTAAGACAACAAATATCTCAGACAGCAACTACTCAAAACAAATTGAGTAGTTTTTTTGAAGCATTTAAGCAAAAAATAGAACAAGTTAGGCCTAGTATGTCTAGTATAAAAAATAGTTTTAAAGGACTACCAAAAATAACTCAAAATATTACAAATAATATAAAAGGAATGGGGACAGGATTAAGGCAAGGAATAGGAAACGTTATGAAATATGCTATGGCATTATTCTCATTAAGAAGCATTTATTCTGTTTTAAGTGGTTGTGCAAATACATGGTTATCAAGTCAAAATGCAGGAGCTAAACAGTTAAGTGCAAACATTGAATATATGAAATATGCTATGGGAAGTGCATTAGCACCAGTTATTCAGTTTGTAACAAATTTAGTTTATCAATTAATGAAAGCGATTCAAAGTGTAGCTTACGTACTAACAGGAGTAAATATATTTGCTAAAGCAAGTGCAAGTTCATATGCAAGTATGGCTGGAAATGCTAAAAAGGCAAAAAATGAAACAAAGAGCTTATCTAATATACATAGTGAAATAAATAATGTCTCTGACAATAATAGTAATTCAGATAGTGGAAGTGGAGGAACAACAGCACCAAGTTTTGATTTATCTAAAGTAGATAATAGTATTATAGATGTAATAAAAAATGGAAATTGGTATGAAGTTGGAGCAACAATTGGAGAAAAATTAAATGATGCAATGAATAGCATACCTTGGGATAAAATACAAAATACAGCAAAAAAAATTGGAACTAATATTGCACAATTTTTAAATGGTTTCATAGCAACAACAGACTGGAAGCAAGTCGGGAATACTATAGCGCAAGGAATAAATACTGCAATCTATCTTGTTCAATCATTTGTTCATACATTTAATTGGTCAGGTTTAGGTAGTGCTGTTGCTAATGCAATCAATGGATTTTTTAAAAATACAAATTGGGGAGCATTAGGAGATACAATAAGTACAGGTATTAAGGGAGCTTTAAATGGTATTACAACATTTTTTAAGGATTTTGATTGGAGTTTTATTGTTCAAGGGTTAATTGATTTTTGTAAAAACATAGATTGGAATGGAATTGTAGACTCAATGTTTGAAATGTTGGGAAGTGCTTTTGCAAGTTTTATTAATTTAGGAATGATTCTAGGAGAAAAAATAAATGAAGCTATAGATGAAGCAGGAAACTTTTTCAGTGAAAAAATAAAAGAATGTGGTGGAAATGTTGTTGAAGGAATATTCAAAGGAATTATAGAAGCACTTGGCAATTTGGGACAATGGGTAATAGACCATATTTTTACACCTTTTATAGAAGGATTTAAAAATGTGTTTGGAATACATTCACCATCTACAGTCATGGCAGAATTAGGAACATATATAATTCAAGGACTACTTGATGGAATATCTAGCCTAGTAGATAGTATAAAGCAAATTTGGGAAAATATAAAACAGACAGCAATTAGTATATTTAATAGCGTGAAAGATAATATTTCAAACATTTTTAACAATATAAAAAATATAGCATCAAATATATGGAACAATATTACATCTAATATAAAAAATGCAGTAAGTAATATAAAAAATGGAATAGTACAGAATTTTCAAAATGCATATAATTCAATTCAAAATATTTTTTCAAATATAGGAAGTTTTTTTAGTGGAGTATGGAGCAGAGTAAGAAATACGTTCTCAAGCCTAGGTACAAGTATAGGGAATGCAATATCTGGAGCTGTTAAATCAGGTATTAATGGCGTTATATCTTTAATTGAAAGAACCATAAATAGTGCGATTAGATTAATTAATGGGGGAATTAGGCTTATTAATCTAATTCCAGGAGTTTATGTTGGAAGCATAAATACATTGAGTTTACCAAGATTAGCAAAGGGTGGTGTTTTAACAGAAGCGACGACCGTAATAGCTGGTGAATATTCCGGAGCTAAAACAAATCCAGAAATTGTAACACCACAAAATATTATGCGTGATACATTTGAGGATGTATTATCTAATTATAGTGGGAATAGCGATGATAGACCAATATATTTAACAATTAATGTAGGAAATCAAAAACTAGGACAAATATTGTTAGATGATTTAAGAGACAAGAAAAGAAGAACAGGAAAAGACATAGAAGCTTTAGTAGGAGGGTAAAATTATGTTATGGAAATTAAATGGTAAGTTAATGAAAACACCATCTACATATAAAGATAATATAGAAGATACAGACAATGATAGTTATACATCAAAAGTAACAGGAGCATTAATAGATAATCCGATTGCAATTGGAATGCTAAAGCTTGAAATGTCATGGGACTACTTATCAGAAGACGAGGCAGAAAAACTTTTGCAGGCAACATACCAGAATCCGATGATAGTCACAGTAAAATGCCCGAGTGTTCAAGGTGGTATGTTAGAAAACGCAAAATTCAGAGTAAGCAAAAGAACAAGCGAAATGCATAAAACAGGATTAGATGAAGACACTTCCAAATCAAGATGGAAAGTGTCTTTTAATTTGATGCAAAAAGAATTAACAGCACAACAAAAAGCAACAGTAAATAAAGCAAAGGGGTTGAGTTAATGTACGAAACAAGTAAAAAGTGGAAACAAAATAGATATGAAAACCCAGTTTGTGCAATGAATATCTATATAGATGATGTACTAATAAATCCAGACTATATTTTGGATTTTAAAAAAGGTGGCAATGCATTTGAAGAAGAATTTTGCTTAGGTGGTACACCAAGTCAATACATTGAAATGAAACTATATAAAGATAAAATGCCAAAAACTCTTTCAAAAATAAGAGTAGAATATGGAATATTAATAAATCACGCATTAACAGTAGCAGAAGTAAATGCAATGTTGGTAGGAACATTAAATGGAATATCAGTTAAAAGTTTAAGTAGTAATAATAGTAGTTTTGAAATGATACCAATTGGAATTTATAATGTAGATGATTACACAGATAATGATGACAATACAATAACAATAAAGGCATTAGACAATATGATTAAATTTGAATTTAATTATAATGGGAAAGAATTGATAGATAAAAAAAATGAAGCAACACTATTAGAAGTTGCACAAGATATTTGTAATAAAGCAGGAGTAGAATTAGGTTCTACTTCTTTTTTAAATTCTGATAAAAAGGTATCTGTTTATGACAATACTGTAACAGCAAGAGAATACATTAGTTATATTGCAGAGAGTGCAGGTTGCTTTGCTTGTATTGATAGAGAAGGAAAATTATGTTTCAGAGAATTTGGTCAAGATGAAACAGAAATATCACTTGAAATGTTTGGAGAATATAAATGGGGTGAAGAATTTAAAATTTCAAAAGTATCTTATGAAGATGGGGTAAGAAGTTTTAAATTTGGAGATGACACAAGAAATAATCTTTGGATAAATCAAGAAAATATGTACATTGTTGACGAAGACCAAGTTCAAAAGATTTACAACAAAATAAAAGATTTGACAGTAAATACATTTGAAGGAAAAGTAATAATAGACCCTGCTATAGACATTGGAGACAAAATAGTTATAAATGGTAAAAATGTTTTTTATCAAGGTGAAATGTCATTAGAAGGAAGATTTATTGCACAAATATCAAGTAAAATCCAAATAAAACAAAAAGAAGAAACAACCGTAAAAAAAGAAAGTCAAAAGGTTGTAAACAGAAGAGTTCAAAGCAGAATAAGTCAAGCAGAAGGAAAGATTGAACAATTAGTTGAAGAAACAACTGAAAATTCTGAAAAACTAACAAAACACGAACAAGATATAAACGGAATAACACAAAGTGTAAGTGAAGTAAAAACAGAAATAAAAACAGTAGATGGTAAAGCAGATAAAGCACAATCCACAGCAAACACAGCAAAGAGTACAGCAGATAGTACAAATAAAAATTTAAGTAATAATTACTATACAAAAACAGAAACAAATTCACAAATAACACAAAAAGCAGAAGGCATAACAAGTGAAGTAAGTAAAACATATTCAACAAAAACAGAAACATCAACGGCAAAAACAGAAGCAATAAATAGTGCAAATTCTAGTACAGATAACAAGCTAAAAGGCTATACAGAAACAAGCAAATTGGGAACAGCAATAGAGCAAAACTATGAACATGTAAAAGTGGCATGGAATCAAATTTCAGACTTTATTCAAATGATGATAATAAATAAAAATGCTAGTTTAGCAATATTAGATAAAGATAAGAATGTAATGATGGCATTGGACAAAAATGGTCAACATTTTTATAAAAGTGATGGAAATACAGTGTTCGGAGAAATGGGAGTGCAAACAGTAGAAAAACAGAATTATATAAGTTTTGCTGTTCCTACGGATTATGGAAAATCGGTAGAAGATGGAATGGCTTGGGGAGTAATAACATCAAGTGATGATAAATTCTGGCCAATAATGTATATAAAAAACTTTACAATGCCACCTAAAAATTCTGAAGGGTGCACGGGAGAAATGGTATTAGATGGATGTGACTTAGTATTAAATAGTGCAAATGCTGGGATAGTTGCTACAAATATAAAAATGCATGGAGACGCTATGCCAGGTTTATACATTGATGATACATCAACAGGACAACTTTTACTATCTATAATTCCTCAGATTGGCAATATCTATCCTTCTATATCTATATTAGATAAAATAAGTTTTTATGTTGATTTAGCAGGAAGCCATACATTAAGAATTGGAGAGGAAAATTGCAATTGTACACTTTCTGATGATGGTTTTATTGTGTGTCGTCGACTTCATGTTGAAGGGAATATAACAGCAACTGGAGAGGTAATATCTAATAGCTCAATAAAGGTAAAAAAGAATATAGAAAGATATCAATCAAGAGCACTAGATGAAATATTAAAAACAGACATTTATATGTTTAATTATAAATCAGAAGAAAAAAGCAAAAAAACAATAGGCACAATAATTGGAGATGGATATAATTGTTCAAAAGAAATAATATCAAGCAATAAAGAAGGAATAAATTTATACTCTATGGTATCAATAGCTTATAAAGCAATACAAGAGCAACAAGATGAAATAGAAAAGTTACAAGCGAAAGATAAAGAAAAAGATAATATTATCCAAAGTTTAATAAAAAGAATAGAAACTCTTGAGAAAGGAGTAAATAAATGAGTGAAACAAAAAATTTGAAGCTATTTAAACATGAAGAACCTCTTGAAACTAATAACAATAAATTTGATATAGACAAAGCATTGAATAAAAATTGGGACAAGGTAGATGATTATGCAGGAGAGGCAAACTCAAAAATTGATTTAATAACAGAGATAATAGACTTACTCCCAAAAGCAAGTAACGAAGGAGAAAGTATAGCATTAGAAAATACAGCAAGAGCAAAATTTACGAAATTTAGAATTGAGGGGAATAGCAGTCAAGAAACAAGAAGTGGAAAGAATAAAATAATTTTTAATGATATAAAAGAAACTGTTAACCAAGGAATTACATGCTCAATAAAAAACGGAGTCATAACACTAAATGGTACTGCCTCTGGTGTAGTGAATTTTTATAGCAATCCAATTAATATTTCAGCTGGAAAATACACTTTGTCTAAAAATATGGAGGGAACATGGTCGTTAGGGACAGCAACTAGTTCACCTGCAATTCTTCTACAACAAAAAGAAAAAGATGGCTCATATACAACTGTTAAAGGAGGAGGACTAACAGCATATTCTAGTGCAAAGAATTTTACTACTCTAGATTTAGCAGAGGGGACATATAGAATAAGAGTATTTATTGCAACTGGTAATATTTTAAATAATTTTACATGGAGACCACAATTAGAAGAAGGAGAAAATTTTACTGGTTTCGAACAAGGTGGACTGATGCCTTCTGTAGAATTTCCAAGTGAGATTAGAAATGTTGGGGACAATGGAAATTTATATAACAAAGATAATCCTAATATTTTGGATACACCGATTGACACTTCTGGGTTAGGCGGAAATGTAAAAAATACATATAAAACAGTATGGATACCATGTAAACCAAATACTACATACACTGTTTCAAAGAAGTATGATGCAACAAAAAATAGATTTGCTCTTGCTTATACTAGTGAGGAACCAAACTATTCGCAACAAGTTGAAGGTTATGCAAGTAATGCATATACAAATGTTATGACAATAACAACTAATTCAACAGCTAAATATTTAATCGCATATGTGTGGATAACAGGTGGAAGTAATACATATCAAGAAATGTTAGATAGCATAAAAATAGAAAGAGGTGTACAAGCGACAGCAGACAGCGGATATGGTTGTGGAAATTTAGAAATTATAATTTCTAATGAGAACTTAGGTAACAATGAAAGTCATATTGTTTTTCCATTTGTACAAGGTCAAAAATTGATGCAAAGAGACTATCTAGCAGATGATGAAATACATCATACGAGAAAACAAATTGTGTTAGATGGCAGTGATGATGAAAATTGGACTGTTTGGACTGCTTCTTTAACAAATGTAGAAAGGTTTTACATAAATTTAGAAAAAGCTCTTAAAGATAATGGAGCTTCACTTTGTAGCCACTTTAAATTTTCGAAAATCGGTTCAGACACGGAACATTTTAGCTGGTCGACTTCAGCTGGAATAAGAAAACAATTTGTAATATTTATAGATAAATCTAAAGCAACGACAGTAACAGAACTTAAAACTTGGTTATCACAAAATCCTATTACAGTAGAATACGAACTAGCAGAAGAAGAGATAGAAACATATACAGAAGTTCAGAAAGAAGCATATGAACAAATAAAAAATGCAATAAGTTATAAAGGACAAACAAATATATTTAGTACGAATGAGATAAAGCCTATTTTTGAAGTTGAGGCATTAGCTGATATAGGACTATTATTAAATAATATGCAAGCTCAAATACTTGCAGGAGGTGAGTAAATTGAATACTAGTAAATTATTCAAAAATGCAATAATGAATTTATATAAATCAAAGATATATACTGTAGACTTTTCAATACTAAAAGCTAGTGATTATGCAGATAAAAATAAAATTAATGCAAATGATTATGAAGAACTAATAAGATATTTAGCAGAAGAGCAGGAAAAACAGATGGTTGAAGAACAAAAAGAAAATACAATACAGAAGTGGAAAGTTAAAGAGATAGAGGAGGTGGGATAGTGGAAAATACAGAAGTAATTGAAAGACTGGTTGCTGTCGAAGAAGGAAGAAAGTCAAATACCAAAAGAATAGATGAACATGATGAACAAATAAAAGAACTGCAGAATACATATTCTATAATGGAAAAGATGGATTATAGAATGAGCAATGTAGAAGATAATGTTTCTGAAATAAAAACAGAAATACAAAAAGGAGAAGAGCAAAAGGGTATGAAATGGGATAAATTAATTGATTATTTATTCTATACAATACTTGCATTTGCTCTTTTTAAATTAGGATTAAGATAGGGGAAAGAAAAATGAAAGATAAGAAATTTTTAACTATAATATCAGTAATAATGATGAGTGTTATATTATTTACAGTATTTGCTTTTAGTGATGATAAAGAATTGCAAAAAGATGTAGTAGAAAAAGTTACAGACACTGTAACAGATATAGCAACAAGAGAAATGAGTAAAGAAGAAATAGAATCTTTACCATCTACAGAAATAATAGAGCAAACAGAAGAACAAGAGAATGCTGTATCAAATGAGCAAGAAGGAGAAGAAACAGAAGGATTTCAACTTCAAGGAGACATAGCTTATGAAGGAGCAAAAGCAGAAACTTGGAATGTAGAATTAGGAGACTATGTTGGATTAACATATTATTCACAATTAGATAGTAGATGGGCAAGCAAGATGTATTCTAGTGTAGGCAATCCAAACCAAACAATAGGTTCTAGTGCTTGTGGTCCTACATGTGCTTCAATGGTAGTAACAGCTACAAAAGGAGCAATAACACCTGATACTATGTGTGATTTGTTTGTACAACATGGATATAGAAGTGCAAATAATGGTACATATTTTAGTGCTTTTAGAGCTGTAGCAGACGAATTTGATATTGGATATGAAGAAACATATTATTTAGACAAAGCTGTAGAGTTATTAAGAAATAATCATTATGTAATAGTATCATGTGGAAATGGATTGTTTACAACGGGTGGACACTTTATCGTTCTAGTTGGAATAGATGGAGATACATTAAAGATATATGATCCATATTTATATAGTGGCAAATTCTCAACAAGTACAAGAAGAGGCAAAGTAACTGTAGATGGAAATACAGTATATTGTAGCATAGACAATTTTAGAAACTATGCTAATTATAGTAAATTCTTTGCATTTGCTCATGATGGAAATGTACAAGTAAACAACACACGTCCAGTTACAACGCAAGCATATACTAGATATGTAAATGCTAAAATAGGATTAAATATAAGAAATAAGCCTAATGGATATATTGTAGGTGGATTATCTAATGGTACAGCAGTAACAGTATATGAAACAGATGGCAATTGGAGTAGAATAGGGATAAATAAATGGGTTTCTAGTAATTATCTAACAAGTTATATGGCTGTAGCTTCAAATCCTGTTAAAACTATTTCTGGTGTGAAATATACAACAGGAAAATACAAAGTAAATGCTAGTGTCTTAAATGTTAGAACAGGTCCTAGTACAAAGTATAAAATAAAAGGATATAAACAATTAACGTCTAATGCAAGATATCAAAATAAAAGATTAGGAAATCAATATACTAATGGATTAAAACGTGGAGTAGTAACAACAGTTACTAAAGTTCAAAATGGATTTGGATTAATTCCAAGTGGGTGGATTTCATTAAATTATTGTACTAAATTATAATATTAAAAGCTAGGCATTTTAGATGTCTAGCTTTAATTTTTCATATCCATCAACAGAACCATATATTTCATTTATAATTAACAAAAGTTGATTGTACATTTGTACAGTATTTGTAAGCTCATATTTTAAAGAATTTTTTTCATGCATTGATTGGTTAAATTCTTTTACAAAATCTTCATAGATTTTATGTGTTTCTTCCTCAGAATACATTCCAAATGATTTTTTAAATAAAATGGTTTGTATATAATAGTCTTTAGTTTTTAAATCCAACTGTTCATATTCGGATTTTTGAATATTATACGTTTGGTTGTATTGTTCTAATACTCTAATGAAATCTTCTTTTTTTAAATCAGTTTTCATATAAATCACTCCTTTTTTCTACACTATATCACACAAAAAAATGAAAATGTTGTCGAAATTTGTCATAAAGTGAAAATATAAAAAACGACTTAAAAATCAAGGCATGTAATTATATTAAATAAAAAATAAAACACCTTAAAATTGAATGTAAGAGGTTGATTTTGCTGATATTTTAAGGAAATAATAAGAATAAAAATAAATTTTATAATTTGCAATTTCTATAAAAACATGCTAAAATATAACAAATTAAAAAATAAAAGGATGTTTGAACATGATAAATATGTATATTGACGAATCTGGTAGTATAAATCCATTTAAAACAAGATTAAAAAGATATTTTGTTGTAGGAATTGTGATACCAAAAAACAAAGAAAGATTAAGAAGAGTATATAAATTGTTTATTAGAAAAAATTTCGAAGAACTAAAGGAAGCTGATAAATATCACAAAATGTTTGATGATAAAGGTAATTTTATAGAATTAAAAGGAAGTTGTTTTACAGAAGAATTAAAAATAAAATTTGTTGATTTTTTCTGTAAAAATGATTTGTTTGAAATAAGATATATAGTTTTAGATAATAATTTAATAGAACCTAAATTTGTAAAAAATAAAGCTAGAACTTTTAATTATTTATTGAAACTATTTTTAATTAATTCCAAGAAAAAAGGATATGTTAATGATAAAGAAATATATTTACATATAGATGAAAGAAATGTAAAGACAGACTCAAAGTTTTCATTAGAAGATTATTTGAATCAGGAGCTAGTATTAAGTGCAGGAATAATAGAGAATGCAACAGTAGAATATTATGATTCTTGTCAAAATGTATTTATACAAATTGCAGATATATTTTCAAATTTATTATACTCAAATATGTTAACAAATGGGAAGTATGATAATAAGATAAAAGAAATGAAAGAAAAAGGATATATATTACCAACATTTATATTTCCTCAAAATAAATTTATAAAAAATACGAATAAAATACAATAGTATAGGAATAATATTGAATATAGTGCAACGGTAAATCTAAAAATGCCTCCATTTTCTAGGTAAGTGCTATGTGGTAGCATAGGCATTTTTAGTTATTGCACTATTTTTTATAAAAAATGTTGACAAAGAATATTTTTTTTGTTAAAATTAGTGTAAGTTAAACAGTAAGTCCTTTTATGTACGCCATTTTCTAGGTAAGTGTTATGTGTTAACATCGTACAAAGGCAGTTAACTAGTTATTAATATCACTTTATAAGTGGTATTTTTTTTTCGACAAATTTCAACACACTAATTTTACATAATATGTTATACTATGTAAAAGGAGATGATATTATGGAAAAAGCATGTAAAGACTCTCTACAAATGATAAAAGTATTAAATATAAA